TGTATAGCTGTAGTCCAAGATGTTTCCGAATTAACCTGTATCCAACTACTAGAACCAACTTGTACTGGACTGCTTCTATGAAATATATCACTCAGTCCTAATTGTCCAGATTCGTTAGCTCCCCAAGTCCATAAACTACCGTCACTACGAATACCAGTGAATCGTAAATTTTGTCCAGTCAATATTGACCAAGATGTTGGAGAATTAACCGGCAATATAAAGTTTGTGGGACTTAATGTTGGATTATATGGCCATTGTTGATATTGTAATCCCCACCCATACAATGTATTATCTGATGCAATAGCAAGTGAATGTACGTTGCCAGCACTTATTTGTGACCAACTACTAGTACCAAGTTGTACTGGACTACTACGATGTAATCCCTCATTATTTACCTGATATGAACTATTATTACCCCAGGCAAATAATTTATTAGTACTAGAAATAGCAAGCACGTGACTTATACCTGCACTAACTTGTGACCAACTGCTAGCACCTATTTGTGTTGGGCTATTTGAGTATGGTGTTGCACCAACTTGTACTGGGCTACTACGATGTTCTAACCAACTACCTGATATAGTTGTTGGATTAAATGCTAATCCTAGTGCTCCATTAGTGTTATTACCCCATATATATGCTATACCAGTAGTTGTGATTGCATTGGTTATTCCTGAACCGGCAGCACTAACACTTGCCCAGTCGCTATTATTACCTATTTGAGTAGGATATGATTTACTAGTTGTAGAATTATCACCCAACTGTCCAAAAGTTGTATTAATTCCCCAAGTAAATAGTTTTCCATCGGATCTAATAGCTGATGACAAGCTTTGTCCAGCGCCAACGCTAATCCAGGAATCATTCATTGAGCGAATGAATACCGGGCTACTGCGGCTGGTAATTCCTAATATACCCAATTCTCCACTAGTACCAAGTCCCCAAGTAAATAATGCGTTACCTGTATCGGCTGCAGTAATACCTAAAATGTTAGTATAGCCAGTTACCATTGTCCAACTATTTGCACCAATTTGTACAGGGAATGATTTAGCAACTGTGGTACCATCACCCAATGATCCAGCAGTATTATTTCCCCAAGCAAACAGTAAACCATCACTTCGTATTCCTGATAATCCTGCAACAACTGTACCAATTGCAGTCCAAGAATCTGCTACTGAACGAATGAATACTGGGCTGGATCTACCGGCAACAACACCATTACCAATAACGCCATCCCCACCTGCAGTAGTTCCCCATGTAAACATTTGCCCATTTGCATCAAGTGCGACTATTGCACTACCTGCATTAACGGTAGTCCAACTACTTGTACCTGTAGTAAGTGTTGGACTAAAATATGTGTTCACTAGTGAGTTATTACCAAACTGTGCATTAGCTCCACTACCCCACATATATAGTAAATTACCACTTATACCGGCTGTGACTGTGCCGCCTGCAGTTACTACACTCCAACTACTTGTACCAATTTGTACAGGACTACTACGATGTTGGGTAGAATCCGGAGTTCCTAACACACCACTAGTACCTGCACCCCAAGTGAATAATGAACCATCACTGAGAATTGCTACTGTCCATGATAAACCAGATGCTACTGCAGTCCAACTGCTACTACCAATTTGTACTGGGCTACTACGATTTAGAGCAGTGCCATCACCTAGTTGTCCAAATGTGTTTACTCCCCATGCATATAATGCGCCAGTAGTACGTATAGCATTACTTCTATTATTTGCAGAATAAACTTTTGACCATGTGTTTTCAGTACCGATTTGTACTGGACTACTACGAGCTACTACTGTGTTTAATCCCAGTTGACCTACATCATTAGCACCCCAACTCCATAATGTACCATCACTACGAACCGCTAATACTGTACCGCCGGTAGTGTTAAACGGTCCTGTTGCAACAGCAGTCCAACTACTTGTACCAACTTGTACCGGGCTACTACGATGAGCCTGTGTACCATCACCTACAGTACCTGCAGTGTTAACTCCCCAAGTCCATAATGTATTATCACTACGTATGGCAGCCGTGAATGATGCTCCTGCTGATACTGTCAACCAGCTATTAGTACCAACTTGTACAGGACTACTACGATGCACTATGTCATTTAGACCTAATGCGCCATTGATGTTATTACCCCATGCAAACAATAAGCCGTCATTACGAATAGCAAACATTGTATTATTGGTATTTACCACAGTAGACCAACTGTAACCAGTCTTACTTGTCTTTGTCAAATATGCCTGTTGTTCTGCAGGTGAAGAGAACGAAACAATTTGTACAGGGCTATTACGAGCAACTACAGTTCTATCCCCTAATGCACCACCTGAACCAGAACCCCACGTGTACAATGTATTGTTAGCCATTATACCTGCTGTTGTACCAGATGCTTGTGTAGCAACAATATTCCAATTACTTGTACCAAGTTGTACAGGGCTACTGCGTGAAATTGAGTCACCGATGCCAAGCTCACCGGCTGTATTTAATCCCCATGCAAATAATTTACTATCAGTTCGTATTGCAAATGTGCTGTTACCATTTGCTGTTACTAATGTCCAGCTGTTACCCGTACCTACTTGTACTGGGCTACTTCTAGCGATAATATCGTTTACTCCAAGATTACCAGAACCATTGACTCCCCAACCATATAATTTTCCATCCAACGTAATAGCAAAGGTAGATGTAGCGTTAGTTGTACTATTAGATGGTACAACTGACCAACTACTTGTGCCTAGTTGAACTGGGCTACTACGATGTACTAAATCATTTAGACCAAGTTGACCATTAAAATTGCCACCCCAAACAAATAATAGTCCGTCACTTCTAATAGCGTAAGTATGGCTTATGCCAGCAGCAATACCACTCCAATTACTTGTTCCTATTTGTACCGGACTACTTCTGTGTAGAATATCATTTAAACCAAGTTGTCCGATACTGTTAGTTCCCCATGCAAATAACTTACTATCGCTACGAATAGCAAATGAAGTAGATGCACCTGCGGTTACTGTAGTCCAACTCAATGTTCTAGGTTTACCTGTACTAGTTGACCAAGCAATTTCATCAGCTAATGTAATTAGTGATGAAATTATTACAGGTAATAAGATTGTTCCTGGAGCATTACCTGTACCCAATTGACCATTATCATTATTGCCCCAACCGTATAAAACATTGTCCATGGTTAAAGCTAATGTATGAGTAGAGCCGGTGCTTATCATAGTCCAGCTACTTGTACCAACTTGTACTGGACTTGATTTTAGTATGACGGTGTTGTCCCCCAATTGACCAACATCATTATTACCCCATGACCATAATGTTTTATCATTACGAATGGCCGCGGTAAATGTATCACCCTGTGCAACTTGGTACCAAGTATTAATAGTTGCATTTACTTGCACTGGGCTACTAGTATCTACTACACTGTTAATACCTAATTCACCGACTGTATTACCGCCCCATGCGTATAAATACCCATTACCATTAGTGTAGTCCTGTATTATTCCCATGCGTCCAGCAACCATAGTCCAACTACTTGAACCAATTTGTACTGGACTAGATTTATTTACAATTGAGTTGTCACCTAATCCACCATACGTATTATTACCCCAAGTAAATAAGGCTCCATCACTTCTTATTGCAGAAACAACGTATGCATTTCCAATATCACCAGATTGTCCTGCACTAACCATAATCCAGCTACTTGTACCAACCTGTACTGGACTACTGCGATGTACTGTGTCATTAAGGCCCAATTGTCCTTGGCTATTAAGTCCCCATGACCACAAATAATTATTAGTGTCAATACTAAAAGCATTACCGAAGCCTGCCGCTAGTTGTTTCCAACTACCGGTACCTATTTGTACTGGACTACTTCTATTAATACCATCATTCTCTCCTAACTCCCCTACGGTATTTTTACCCCATGACCACAATGTTCCATCTAATCGTATACCATAGGACGATGAATCCAATCCTGACACCGCTGAGGTCCAAAGTAAATTACCAATCTGTACTGGACTACTACGAGCTACAACAGTATTATCTCCTATTTGTCCTGAATTATTGAAACCCCAAGCCCATAACGTACCATCAATACGTATAGCGATGGGAGTTAGTCTTCCAGCAGAAACCATATTCCAGCTACTTGTACCAACCTGTACAGGACTACTTCTGAGAAGACCACTAACGTTTGCACCTAATGCACCTAATGAATTATCAGTTCCCCATGACCAAAGTGATTTGTCACTACTACGTATAGCAAATAAAAATCCTTGTCCAGCACTAACCATAGTCCAACTACTAGTACCAATCTGCACAGGGCTACTACGATGTATTTGATTATTTGTACCTAATTGACCGTATGTATTACTACCCCAAGACCATAAACTACCATCACTTCTTATGCCTGCCGCAGTTTGTGTGCCATCTACTGGCATACTAGATCCTGATAGATATGTCCAACTTAATAAATCTTTACCTAACTGTATTGGTTGGGATCTATTTATAACATTATTTTGTCCTAATTGACCACTAGTCCCTAGACCCCAAAGCCAAAGTGTATTATCATTACGTATACCAGCGACATGGTTTGAGTTAAAACTTCCTTCACCTATACTTGTCCAAGAATCATTCATAGAGCGAATGAATACAGGTGTAGACATAGTTACCATGTTACCGTCACCTATTTGGCCGTCAGTACCAATACCCCAAGTATATAATTGACCGGCTGAAGTAATACCCATACCGCCAGATGACCCAGCCGGTACTATAGTCCAACTACTAGTAGTAACTTGTAATGGTAATGATTGGTTACCTGGGTTGCCACCTAACGCACCAAATCCATTATATCCCCATCTAAATAACAAACCATCACTACGCACAGCTCCATATTCATCTGTACCTGAACTTACATAAGTCCATGAATCAAATATACCTGCACGAATAAATACTGGGCTAGAACGTTGCAATATAGTATTATCACCTACACCACCTTGTGTGTTGCCTGCCCAAGTAAACAACACACCGTTACTATCTATTGCAGTAGCTCCATTAACAAAAGTCCAACTACTACTACCTATTAGTACTGGGCTGTTTTTATTAGCAGTTGTATTATCACCCAATTCGCCGTTAGTATTTAAACCCCAAGCAAACAATGCACCATCATTACGTATTCCATACATAGTAGATGTCCAACTGTTGACATAATTCCATGTATTAGTTCCAACTTGTACGGGACTGCTACGATGCACTGAACTGGCTGCCCCTAATTGACCAGACCCATTAGCCCCCCAAGTAAACAATGCACCATTACTACTTATAGCACCAGTGAATGACCCGCCTAACGCAACCATAGTCCAACTACTTGTGCCTAGTTGAACTGGGCTACTACGAGCTACTGCATCATTAAATCCTAACTGCCCCAGTGTATTATCACCCCATATAAATAAAGCACCGTCTGTTCGTATGGCAGCTAAATTTGTACCAAAATTAGTGCCGCTTGCTACCATAGTCCAACTACTACTACCAACTTGTACCGGACTACTTCGATTTACTGCGTCATTTAGTCCTAATTGGCCTACTGTATTAGCTCCCCAAGCCCATAAACCACCGCCACTTTTAATAGCGGCCATCGGTCCTATGGATGATCCGGATGCTAGTTTTATCCAATCAGTATCAGTACCGACCTGTACCGGGCTACTGCGATGTATTTGATTATTTTGTCCTAATGAACCTTCATCATTACGACCCCATGTCCATAATGTTCCATCTATTTTGATTGCGGCTGCATATGATGTGCCTCCAGCAATTGCAGCCCAACTACTTGTACCGATTTGCACAGGGCTACTACGATGTACTAAATCATTTAGACCTAATTGTCCTATAGTATTTTGTCCCCATGAAAATAACAATCCATCACTACGTAATGCCAATCTAGTATTACTACCTGTAGTAAATGTCAAATTGGCTACAGTAGTCCAACTAAGCGGTGTTACTCCTATGGTAGTTAAATATGTTTGTTGTTGTGCTGATGTTCTAATTGAAGTTATTTGTACTGGACTACTTTTGTTTATCCCCAGTCCTTCACCAAGATAGGTACCTGTGCCCCAAGAATACAACGCACCATCTGTAGTTATTCCCATTGTGACACTTGTTCCACTAGTGACCATAGTCCAACTACTTGTACCAATTTGTATTGGGCTAGATTTTGCAACTAATGTGGTGTCACCCAATTGACCATTAGTATTAACACCCCACGTAAATAAGTTACCTGTAGTAGTTATGGCGGCGGTCATGCCAGAACCAGCACTGACCATAGTCCAACTACTTGTGCCTAGTTGAACTGGACTACTGCGATGTACACCAACGTCATTGAGACCTAATTGTCCATTAGTGTTATTTCCCCAAACCCATAATGCACCGTTTGTGTCTATGGCAGCAACGTTATCCTGACTAACCGCACCGTTAGTTATTACTTTACTCCAAATAGTAGCGGTACCAACTTGTACTGGACTACTTCTATTAATAATGTTATTTGATCCCAACTGCCCGGCTGCATTATACCCCCATGACCACAAAGTATTGTCTGCTCGTATTGCAAGTGTAGCAAATCCGTTAGCAGATACGCTAGACCAACTGCTAGTACCAACTTGTACTGGGCTACTACGTCTAACAATATCATTTAATCCCAAATTACCATAAGTATTAAGTCCCCAAGCAAATAATGCACCATCATTTCTTATAGCAAACATTGACCATGCGGCACCATACGATACTGCTGTCCAACTAAGTTGTGTAGTAGCTATACTAGATACATATGACTGTTGGATTTGAACTGAAGTTAATGAACCAGTTAAGGTAGGGCTTGAAAGATTATTTGTATTATTATTACCTCCTTGCCCTTGACCAGCACTACCCCATACCCACAGTGTACTATCAGAACGTAGTGCTGTGCGTGTTGTTCCGCCACTTCCGCCTAATGCAGACCAAGTACTTGTACCAATTTGTACTGGACTACTGCGATGTACTGTGTCATTAAGGCCCAATTGTCCTTGGCTATTAATACCACCGATAGCCCACATTGTACCATCAGATTCTATACCTATAGTATTTCCGGCCAGTACTTGAGTCCAACTGTTTGCCGCCCAAGATGATAACATACTATTATTACCAAGTTGACCGTTAAACCCTAATCCCCAAGCAAACATTAATCCATCATTATTAATAGCATAAGAAGTATCACCGTTAGTACTAACCGCACTCCAATTATTAACACCTATCTGTACTGGGCTACTACGATGTGCTAATGTAAGATCATTATTGCCTAATTGACCATATGTATTGGCGCCCCATCCAAATAGTTTACCGTCACTACGAATACCTATAGTATGACTTAATCCACTTGCAACTTGGCTCCATGATTGTGTACCGATTAATACTGGACTAGATTTAAAAACTGTATTTTCTGTTCCGAGTTGACCCCAAGTGTTGTCACCGAACATATATAATGATTCAATATCACCGCCGGTTGATGGTTGGACTGTTAATAACCATTTTTCTAATAACATATTTTAACCACCAAACATAGGCCAAATAATATTAAAAGGATCTGTCTGCGTAGTAATATCTGCTAATGCTTGCATATATGCATCCATTAATGTTAAATCATCTACAGTGGGTTCACCTAATCTAAGTTGTCTATCATATCGAGTGTATCGCCATTCAAAATCTTTCATCTTTGTATCACGTTCACCTCTTATCAAATTCCATTGATCTCTAGTACGTAGTTCTTGTTGTAGCTGTATATCTTCAGGCGAGGGTTCGTATATCACTGATTTAGGTAGCTCAATAATATCCATTGTTTCATACGCAACACCATCAGTAAAATACTGTCTAGGATTATCTATTTTTTGTGTTTCTGGATTATATTCAGGGTATGCTTTTACTAATGTATACCAACCAAATGATAAACGTTCTTCTTCTGTAAGTGCATAAAAATTACTGATATTTTTCCAATTATTTGGAATAAGGTCGTATACACCTTCTATATTACCGTCAACAATATGAGCATAATTAGCCATTATAAATTTTGTCCTGAAACAAATGCCTGCCAATTTATACCACCATCAGTAGTAAAAAAGGTGAATACATCTTCTTTGTTATTACTTGATGTTAATGTAGGAGCAGTTCCTCCTGGCCAGTGAAAGCTAGCAGGCCAAGTAACTGAACGAGCAGTACCATCAGCAGTGAAAACTAGTACAAATGAACTTGCTCTACCTGCTGATTGTATGTTAGAGAATGTGATAGATGTGATGTTAGAATTTAAAGCGACATTGAATACAGTAGCGATATTTAAATTTAGTGTTAAAACGCCGGCACTAATAGTAGCAGTCGCACTAACTTCTGCTGAATTGTTTGGTAAAAATACCTTATTGTCGTCAATTACGGTCGACCCGATTACTTTAATTGCCATCTTCGCTCCTTTGAACTCGGCTACTACTATTTATCTTTTTTTGAGAGCGTCTATATCCTCTTGCTGTTTTTTAACAGCCTCGATTAAGAATGCTATAATGGGTATATAGTTAACAGCTTTTTTACCTTGACTATTAGTACTTACTAACTCTGGTAATATTTTTTCAACCATTTGCGCCATTAAACCATATGATTTTTTCTTACTGTCTGTCCAATTGAAACCCATACCAAACAACTGTGACAATATTGACATTGGATCTGTGATTGATTGAGGGTTCTCTTTTAGTGTTGCGTCAGACAATGTGTTTAAATCCTGTACAGTTAATTGTCCTGTACTTGGAATAAACTGTAGTTTAGTTGTTGTTATACCAGCAGTTAATAACCCACCAGAAGTACTTGTTGCATATACAGGGTAAAAAGTTGAACCAGAACTTGTATTATCAGTGATTATTGGAGTGGCTTGGGCCCAAGTTACATTTCCAGAACCATTTGTCTGTAAAAATTGATTAGCGGTCCCGTTAGCAATACGTAAGTTAGCTACTGCACCCAAGTTAATATTGCTTGAGTTTTGAAACTCAACTGTTGTCACGTTTGCAAAGTTAGCTACATTAGCAGTAAAGCTAATATTAGCCGTTGCATTGCTTACTGTTAAACCAGTTAGTGTACCAACACTTGTAATGTTTGGTTGACTTGATGCCCCTGATACAATTGTACCATAGAAGTAATTAGCACTAATATAGTTAGCACCAATAATGTTACCGCCTGCGCCCGCACCAGCAATAATATTACCTGTAATATTAGCATTGCCTGCAACGTTTGCACCAGTGCTTGTAACAATCAATACATTAGCATTACCGCCAACGCCAACTGTTACATTTCCGTTAGCAGCCGGTATGCTTATGTTACTATTGCCATTACTGAATACACCTGTAAAATAATTTGCACTAATTAAGTTAGCACCTGTAATACTACCACCAGTACCAGATCCTGCACTAAGATTGCTAACTGCTACGTTACCGCTATAGTTTGCTGTATTACCAGTTAATAATCCCGACACAGTTAAACTTGATAATGTACCAACACTTGTAATATTTGGTTGTGAGGCTGTTGTTAATGTACCAGTAAATGTATTAGCACTAATATCATTAGCTCCGGATATATTGCTGCCTGTTAATGTTACATTACTACCAAATGCTACGTTGCCTGTAATATTAGCAGTACCATTAATATTTGCACCCGTGCTAGTTACAACTACAATGTTTGCGTTACCACCTACACTTGTAGTTACATTTCCACCGGCTGTCGCAATGTCAACAATACTTGTACCGTTACTAATATATGCGGCGCCGCCACCGCCGCCAGCAGGAACCCAACTTAAGTTACCAGCACCGTCTGTTTGTAATACATAGCCATTAGTACCGCCCGTAATACGTACATTAGCAACTGTACCTAACGATACATTAGCACCGCTTAGTGCTACATTACCGGTAGTATTTAATGTACCGGCAACATTAACACCGGTGCCAGTAATTACCATAATTGTATTGCCAACTGCAGTAAAATTAATATTACCATTTGCTGTAGGTATATTTACAGTACTATTACCATTTGCAATATTACTTCCGCCACCTCCTCCGGATTGTGCTACCCAACTTAATGTCCCTGAGCCATCTGTTTGTAATACATAACCACTAGTACCACCCGAGATATGCAAATTACTAACTGCGCCCAATGTTACGTTAGCAGAGGTTGTAAAATCAACTATTCCTGTTGCGTTACTTACTGTTAAACCAGTCAACGAACCAACTGAAGTTATATTTGGTTGTGCCGCTGTTGTCAATGAACCAGATACTGTAGTAAAATAACCACCGGTAGCACCTATATTACCTGCGTTAGCATTACCCGTAGCATTTAATGTTCCTGCTACATTAGTACCAGTGCCAGTTACAATCATAATGTTTGCGTTACCGACTGCGCTAAATGTTATATTCCCGTTAGCAGAGGGAATATTTACATTACTATTGCCATTTGACATACTTGCCGGGGTCACATCAACACCCGTTAAGAAAGCACCATTACCAATGAAGTATGGAGCATTAACATTACCAGTAATATTTGCATAGCCTGCAACGTTAACACCTGTACCGGTAATTTTCATTATATTAGCATTGCCAACCGCATTGAATGTGATATTCCCGTTAGCGGTTGGAATATTTACATTACTATTGCCATTTGAAATATTAGCTGGGTTTGTGTCTACACCGGTTAAGAATGCACCATTACCGATGAAGTACGGGGCATTAATGTTACCAGTGACATTTGCATAGCCTGCAACGTTAACACCGGTACTCGTTACAACCATAATGTTTGCGGTACCGGCTACACTAGTAGTTACATTTCCACCTGAGGTTGCAATAGTTAAATTACTTGTTCCATTGACCACTCTACCGGCAGCATCTATTCCGGTCAACTGACTACCATTACCAATAAAGTAATTACCGGATATATTACCGGCAACATTAATACCGACACCAGTAATAACCATTGTTGTGTTACCGGCAGCTGTTAGGTTAATATTTCCATTTGCACTTGGGATATTTACGTTACTATTGCCATTTGAGTGTGGTCCTAATATATTACCAAATGAACCATTACCTGTTACGGTTACACTATATAATGTACCTAGTGAAGTAATATTTGGTTGTGCATTTGTATATACTGTACCTGAAATTAGAGCATTACCTACTTGTCCAGAGATGTTACCGGCTGGTAAACTTGTTAGATTTGCACCTGATCCGCTGAAGAAATTAGCTATTGCTAGATTACCCAAATTAGCGTTTAATGAAGATAGGTTACCCGTAGCATTTACGTTATTGAACGTAAAATTTTCTGTTGAATCTATGACGTACGGTTCTATCTGTATTAAAGCCATCTTTTATCCTGTTATACTATATTTAGTCTTTTTATTCATGGTATGTTATCTGTTTAATATATCGGGAATGCACTTGTTGGTGGTGTGAAGTTACTTGTATAACGAGCATAACCTTTTGTTATTCTTAAATCGTCTATGTAGCCAGTGTAATAAAAATTACCGCCTACCATTTCATACCCAACTACTGCACCATTTTGAATAAAGCTGGTACTATTAGTTGTTGATCCATTTAAAATCCCGTTTTGATAGATTGCCAGTGTAGTTCCGGATCGAACAACAGCAATGTGTGTCCAAGTGGTAAGAGATATTGCGTTAGTTGCTAATAAAAGTTGAGTAGTTTCATTGGTTACTCTTACTTTATTTGCATTACTAATTTGTATATGAAGGGCGTCTCCTGTACCAGTTGTTGATGAAATAAACATTGCGCCAAAATTTTGATTTGTTGTAAGGTATAGCCAACCTTCAATTGTAAAATCTCCAGTGCCAAAAGCATATAGTGGATTTGATCGTAAACTTAAATAATCCCCGGTACCATCAAAATACATACTACTCCCACCGAATTTACTTATTGCTGTACTTAGTTGTGCATTACCAACTGTTTCCATGTTATTCATCATTGCGGCATCGTATATACCAGCACTGGTCATATTAGTTAGTAGACTTGTGTTTTGTACTGCGGTTAAGGGTGCAGATGGTGGTACAAAGTTACTGGTGTAAACTGCTGTACCCCTAACAATTCTTACATCTGACATATAACCTAAGGTAAAACCGCTACTACCGCCTCTTGAACCTATATATACTGGTCTTGTAGCATCTCCTAATGTTCCGGAGAAAGTTAATGGAGTACCCACTGATACTCCGTCAATGTATAATGAGCAAGTTGTCCCCGATCTAACTGCGGCAACATGGTACCATCTATTTGCAACTGGAGTGGGCCCATTAACATATGATGCAGCACTACTCGGATAATATTGAAATGACGGGGCTATAAGAATAGTCCAATCAGGAGCCGCACTTGATACATAATTTGCAACTAAATCCTGTACACCAGCAACACTTGTAAAATATATCCAAAATTCTATAGTATAATTACCTGTGAATTGAAATGCTGGATTTGCAGGTACACTCAAAGTATCTCCAGTACCATCAAAGTACCCACTACCGCCTATTGTACTAACCGTATAGCCATTTGTAGTTGCACTAGTAAACCCGAATGGATTTTGTTGAGTTGGTTGACTATTACCAAATGCAGTGATTGTAAAGTTGTTTGTACTGTTATCTATAAATGTAGGTGATTGACATGTCAATAAACTTGTATTGGCAATTGCAGTTAGTGGACTTGTTGGAGGAGTAAATGCACCTGTGTATACTGCGGTACCTTTAACAATACGAATGTTTGACAAATAGCCAATGATTGGATATACAGCATCAACTGTAAGACCAATTCGTAATGACCCAGTTGGACTTATGTTTGTTGAATTTGTAGTGCTTAATCCACTTACACCATTTACATAGATAGATAAATTTGTTCCAGATCTAACTATAGCAACATGATTCCAAGCATTAATATTTATAGCAATACTGCTGGTTAAATCTGAGGTAATTAAAATATAAGGTTGATTACTAGAGTTAATAAGACATGCCCATGGACTTGCTGTTCCTGATGTTCTAGTATCCAAAACTGTTCTATAACTTCCGGATACTGTTTGATAAATCCAATATTCAATTGTAAAATCACCAGTACCAAATTGATATGCCGCGTTTGCAGGAGCAGTTAAATAATCCCCACTACCATCAAAATAACCACTATAACTTGTTGGGGTCAATGATGATGGATTGAATGGTGAGAAACGCTGTACCGAAACATCACCGTTCTTTGTGATAGTAAAGTTGTTTATACTAGTATCTATTATACGATTACTTTGGCAGGTTAATAAACTTGTATTTGTGATAGGTGTTAGTGGTGTTGTGCTGGGTGTAAATGTAGTTGTATATAGTATTGATTTGGTAACTCTAAAGTTACTGATATAACCATTAAATGAGCCATCACCGCCGGCATTGATTGTGCCTATGTCAAAATTTGAACCAGCAGAATATCCACCGGCATATGTCCCGGAAGCATTTAAAGTTCCGTTAATAAAAACTTTGATATTGCCGCTACTGAATGTGCAAGCAAAATGTTGCCATTGATTTGCTGTAACTGTAAATGTGGGATTATCACTGCCAGCCACTTTGCCAATTCTATTAGCAGGCCAGTTTCTCATAATGTCCCCTTCATTGGGCCCGCCATCAAATAACCCAATTACTGTGCTAGATAAAGGATATATCCAACATTCAATGGTAACATCACCGCTAGCAGTTAAAACCCCTGCTCCTGCTTTTCTTATATAATCACTAGCACCATCAAAGTAGTTACTCCAGTTACCACCATAAGGACTAAATGTACCTTGAGTAGTATTACCCGCTCTTGTTACTAAAAAGTTATTTGTACTGTTATCTAAGAAAACACTATTATTTACTGATTGATTGTTTTGTAATACTAATAAACTTGTATTTGCTATTGCTGTTAATGGAGCAGAGGGTGGAGTGAAATCTGTAGTATAAACACCTGTGCCTATTACAAACCTCATATCTGATAGATATCCAACAATACCGCCTGACCCACTGGAACTAACGCCTATATAAACTGCTGAAGCATTGTATGTTCCTGTACTTGCCGACGAGTACCCAGAAACACCATTAATAAACATTTTTAATGTTCCTGCGGTACGACTGATAGCAACATGATTCCAGGTATTAACAGTAACTGTATTTGTTGTAGCAATATCAACCGGTAAATAAAAATGAACTGTGCCGTTGGCGGCAATATATATCTGCCCAAATATTGCAGTAACACTTGATCTGAAATCAATAATCGCTGGCGTATTGGCCAATGTTGTTGGATATACCCAAAAGTCAATAGTAAAAGCACCTGTACCAAATTGTGCTGAATTTATTGGTACATCTAGATAATCATTACCATCAAAGTATCCACTACCATATGTACTATAGCTACTGTTTGGTACAAAGGGATCAAATGAACTTATTAATGTATTGCCTACAACTGTCAAAGTTTTTGGTGAAGAACTATTGTCAACAAAGGTATTTGATTGACAAGTCAATAATATTGTCCCACTGATCGCAGTCAATGGTGTGGTTGATGGTGTGAACGCTGATGTGTAAACAGCAGTACCATTTACAATACGCAAATTAGAAATGTTGCCTAAATATTCTACACCTGTGCCGCTGTTATATAGTTCATAACCGATGTAAGAAGCAGTACCACCAATGCTTATTGCACTAGTAGATGTACCTTGAACTACACCATTTACATAACCGGTTATAGTACTACCCGAGCGCACAAATGCAACATGAGTCCATGAGTTAGCAACAACGCTTGTTCCTGTTCCAGTAAAAATTGCAGTATTACTTGCAAATAAATATAATTTTCCTGAAGTGTTTATTGCAAAGAGCCCGCCCGGACTGAATCTATCATCTCCCATGCATACAATTGGTCTTGTTGTTGCTAGGCTTCCAATATAAACCCATGCTTCTAATGTGAAATCACCAGTAAGACTAAAGTTTGAACCTGATAAAACAATTCTGTCTCCACTACCATCAAAGTAGTTGGAATAATAACCCGGTGTATATGGATTAAAACTATTTGGCTTAGTGTCACCATTAATAGTCACCGCAAAGTTATTTGTACTAGCATCATCTACAAATGTTGTACTTGCACCCGGTATCAATAATGTGTTGTACTCAAAGTAAGGATCATTCGCTACTGTAATACTCCAATTGATAGTTCTTACGGCACTACGATTTGTTGTTGCAGCCGTAGCTGTTAACAATGTACTACTATCGGCAATAACAGTTGGTGTACCTGCTATATTAGAACCAGTTAAACTCAATCCAGTCGGCAATGCATTTGCACTATATGTAACATTATAACCAGCGGCATCAGTAGCACTTAATGTTACATTGGCTATAGCACTATCTACAGCACTTGTATATGTTGTATTATTTGCTGGACTAACCCAAGTAACAGCATCAACATTGATTGTTAAACTAAAACTTCTTGTACTATCTTGTAATTGTGCATCAGTTGCTTGTATCGTAAATGAATATGTTGTACTACTGCTATCAACAGGAGCTGTGCCAGTTATGACACCGTTAGCATATAATGTAGAACCAGTCGGTAATGATCCAGAATATAATGAATACGTGATTGGTGCATCACCTGAAGCTATAACAGTATTTGATATACTTGTTGTTTCATAATAACTGCCTAATGTACCAGCACTTGTTGTCCATGTTGGTAATACACTATAGATAATACCGGGAATATATATTGCTGTACCACCGTCTGGGTTTACAACATAGATTGTATATGTGCCTGCACTTTTTGCAGGACTTGTAAAAGTTAAACGATTAGCACTACTAAATGTTACTACTGCTACTGCACTACCATCAAATGTAATAGTTGCACCAGCTAAAAAGCCAGTACCATTAATCTGTACTGTTTGTCCGCCGGCTGGATCTAATGCTGTGTCATCTAACCCACCAACACTATATCCAGAGATAGTTGGCGGTAAAGGTTTTTGTGCGTTAACAAAACTTACACTGGTTACGGTGTCATTGATAACTGAGGTTATACTCATGTTAATTCAGACCCAAATAAACTAAAACTTACAGTTGTTGTATTAGCTCTTACTGTTATTACATCTGTTGTAGCCAATGTAATACCAATAGTCATTGTAATACTATCATTAGCATTTAAGTTACTATCGTATGAAATATATTGTGAAGCTCCAATTGATGCTCCGGCCGGTCTTACAGCAATACGAAATGTTGCGGCACTCGCTGCCTGATTACAAATTACGATTGTACTACATACTGCTGAAGTAGTTGCTGGTACTGTGTACAAATCTGTGTTTGTATTTGCTGCCGGGTTACTTTGCCCTAAAACTTTATATGTGATTGCCATGTTATTTCCTTATGCTCCCATTAACAAGAATGGACTTAATAAATCTTGCGCTGTTATTCCACCACCACCGCCACCGTTACTAGAAGTAAATGTTGTTACTTCAATAGGTGCTGTATTTGCCGGTGCAGAACTAAACGTGATTATGTTACCTGTTAATGAATATACTGTTCTTGGCTGGAACAAACCAGCAAGACTTACAAGTGTGCAATTTATGTTTGCCGGTGTAGTTGATAGGGTAAAACTTGTTTGTACCCCATTACCAGTAAAGTTATCTACACCGATACTTGTACTTGATCCTATTACCCAATTTAGATTGCCGGCGCCATCGGTGCTTAATACATATGTATTTGAACCACCGGTTATGTGTAAATTACTTACATTTCCTAAACTTACATTAGCACCACTAAGTGCTACATTACCAGTAGTATTCAATGTACCGGCAACATTAACACCGGTACCGGTAATTACCATATTTGTATTACCAACTGCAGTAAAATTGATATTGCCGTTTGCTGTTGGGATATTTACGTTACTGTTTCCATTACTAATACTACTTCCGCCGCCACCGCCCCCTGTTTGTGCTACCCAAGAAAGATTACCTGAACCATCTGTACTTAATACATATGCATTTGTACCACCTGATATGTGTAGGTTACCTACTGCGCCTAACGTGACGTTAGCTGTAGTTGTAAAATCAACTATACCGGTTGCATTGCTTATTGTTAAGCCAGTTAAACTGCCAACTGATGTAATATTTGGTTGTGCATTTGTATATACAGTACCTGAGATTAATGCATTAGCTACTTGACCAGAGACATTTGCACCTGCTACGCTATTAGCAGTTGATGCAAATGTTGCTAAATTAGCTGTTCCGTAGAGAGTACCAATAAAGAAATTAGCTGTTACTGCATTACCTAAGTTAGCATTACCAGATGTAATATTACCAGTAACTGCTAAACTTGTTAATGTACCAGTACTAGTAATATTTGGCTGTGCATTTGTATATACTGTGCCTGCTACTAATGCATTAGCTACTTGACCAGAGACATTACCGCCGGCTACACTGTTTGCAGTTGATGCAAATGTTGCTAAATTAGCTGTTCCGTAGAGAGTACCTACAAAGAAATTAGCTGTTACTGCATTACCTAAGTTAGCATTACCAGATGTAATATTACCGCTAGCAGTAAATGTATTAGCTGAAACAACATTTACATTGCTGATGTTACCACCACTACCCGTAGTTGATAAATTAGCTACTGTAGTATTACCACTTACATTTAATGTACCGGCAATATTTGCACCTGTGCCAGTTACAACTAATATATTGGCATTACCGGCTACGCTTGTGTTGACGTTTCCGTTTGCAGTTACCGTTACATTACTATTCCCATTTACAATTGTATTACCTGCACTTACAATAATACCTGTTAATAAACTACCGTTACCACTAAAGAAATTAGCTGTTGCTAAGTTACCTAAGTTAGCATTACCGGCTGTTATGTTACCAGTTACTGCTAAACTTGTTAACGTACCAGTACTAGTAATATTTGGTTGTGCATTTGTATATACAGTACCTGAGATTAATGCATTAGCTACTTGCCCAGAGACATTTGCACCCTGAATATTACTTAAATTATTTCCTGATCCAATAAAGAAATTAGCTGTAACAGCATTTCCTAAATTGGCGTTACCTGCAGTTATGTTGCCGGACGCAATGAATGTGTTTGCTGAGATGACATTAACATTAGATACATTACCACCCGAACCACTTGTGATTAAGTTCCCGACTGTTGTATTACCTGTTACATTTAATGTACCGGCTACATTAACGCCTGTGCCAGTTACAACTAATATGTTTGCATTACCGATTGCACTAAAGTTTATATTACCATTAGCACTTGGTATACTAATATTACTATTACCATTTGCTACACCAGAAGATGTAATTCCAGTTAAATAGATACCATTACCTGTAAAGAAATTAGCTGTGACTGTGTTGCCTAAATTAGCATTGCCAGATGTAATATTACCCGTAACTGATAAACTTGTTAACGTACCAGTACTAGTAATATTTGGTTGTGCATTAGTTGTTACTGTGCCGGCGGTAGTTGCTGTTATTGTTCCTGTTATATTTGCGGCAGCTACACTATTTGCTGTTGTAGCATAAGATACTGCTCCGGTTACATTAGCTCCGGCTATGGCATTTAATCCAGATCCATTACCAGTAAATACACCGGTATTAGCAGTGACGTTTGCGGCAGTTATATTACCATTTACTGATAAACCTGTTAATGTTCCTAAACTTGTGATTTGTGTTTGACTAGCATTGACACTAAATGTAGTACCGGTTAATGTTAGACCAGTACCTGCTTGATATGTACCAGCACCGGAAAACTGAGTGAATTCAATATTATTGCCAGGAGTACCAATTGCACTAATTGTGCTTGTTTGTACCCAACCGGTATTGTCATATAGTGTACCACCTATACAGAATACAAAATCACCGGCTTCTACTTCCGGTACACTGTTGTAATCAGCGGCACGTGTAATAGCAGTAACATTACTCCAAGTATAGATACCATTAAAAACTGCATTAGCTTCATTTTTTACTAAAATACGAGTACCACTAGTTTGTACATTTACTCCATCTATTAAGTTGAAAATACCAGTGGTAGTTAAAGTTGCACCTACACCACTAGAGCCGTTATTGTATGTTATCGTTCCACCAGTAATAGTTGCTAATGTATCTGGTGTTGCGGCTGCTACTGAATCGTGTACGTTTAGTCCTTGGGCAACGTCATCAACATATTGTTTTGTTGCGGCATCAGTACTTGCAACCGGTGTCGCAAGATTTGTAATATTGAAGCTGTTCATATTGACGTTTGCGCCAAATGAACCTGATCCTGATACTGTTATACTAGTTAAAGTACCGGTACTTGTTATATTTGGCTGTGAGGCTGTCGTTAACGAACCACTTAATGTTGTTGCAGTAACACCGGTTACACCTAAATTACCTAGATTAGCGTTACCAGTAACATTTAATGTACCGGCAACATTAACACCGGTACCGGTAATTACCATATTTGTATTACCAACAGCAGTAAAATTAATATTACCATTAGAGCTTGGTATATTTATATTACTATTGCCGTTTGATAATCCAGCAGTTGTTATTCCTGTTAAATATACACCATTACCGGTAAAAAAGTTAGCTGATACATTATTACCCAAGTTAGCATTACCCGCAGTGATATTACCACTAGCAATAAATGTATTAGCTGAGATAACATTAGCATTGCCAATATTACCGCCTGAACCAGATGTAACAATATTGCCAACTGTAGCATTACCTGTTACTGTTAAACTACTTAATGTGCCGACTGATGTAATATTTGGCTGTGCATTTGTATATACTGTCCCGGATATTAATGCATTACCTACTTGACCAGAAACATTAGCACCAGCGACTGCATTTGCAGTAGTTGCATATGTTGCTAGATTAGCTGTTCCGTAGAAATTACCAATGAAGTAGTTAGCGGTTACTGCATTGCCAAGATTAGCATTGCTAGCTGTAATATTACCACTAGCAGTAAATGTATTAGCGGAAACAACATTTACATTACTGATGTTACCACCACTACCTGTAGTTGATAAATTAGCTACAGTGGTATTACCACTTACATTTAATGTGCCGGCTACGTTAACACCTGTACCAGTTACGACTACAATATTAGAATTACCCACAGCACTCATTGTAATATTGCCATTTGCAGTAGCAATACTTACATTACTATTGCCATTGCTAATATTACTTGTAGAACCTGAACTTACGGTAGACCAACTTAATATACCTGCACCATCGGTTTGTAGATATTGACCATTAGATCCACCTGTAATATGTACATTTGCAACTGGGCCTAATGCTACATTACTTGCCCCGGTTAAATCAGCAGTACCAGTTGAAGTCAAACCAGTTAGAGTACCTACACTTGTAATATTTGGTTGTGCATTTGTATATACAGTACCTGAAATTAGAGCATTAGCTACTTGGCCAGATACGTTACTACCCTGAATATTACTTAAATTATTACCTGAACCAATAAAGAAATTTGCAGTTGCCGCGTTACCCAAATTAGCATTATCTGTGAAAATATTGGCAAAGGTGTAGTTAGCGGTTGCATCTAAATTAAACGGTTGTAACTTTGTAATTGCCATGTAGTAAATCTCTTAATATAATCTATCTATGTATTTAATCCAATTTAATCTATAAAGTTTATGCTGTTATTTCAATCCAAGCAGTAGTATCTTCATCCCAACTATAGATTTTATCATCAGTTGGCATTGGTGTAGGCGCTTCATACAAACAACTAGTTTCATTTAATACCCAACTGTTAAAGGGTTTAGGTGGTATAAATGCATCTCTAGTACTATCATATGTATAGCCTATACCTGCATAATTTTTACGTAATGGTGTACCACCTAATAAGTGTACACCACCCGATGTGTTATAGCTTGTTTGAATCCAGCTATTTGGATCACCGAATAGACCAGTATCTACTACATCTTGTTCTATTACGATTACCTGTGTTACGATGTTATTTTCATCTATTTGTGCAAAATGACTCATTGTTTATTTTCCTTTAATTAAAATGTTATTGAACCTGAACTGGTCCATTGATATACTCTATATCCACCTGCAGTTGTTATTGTTGGGCTACCAGTTGTTGTTGTTGCGGCTGCAAATGTGTCTGCATAGCGAATGATTACGATGCCGGAACCACCAGCTGATCCGTTAGCCGATGATCTACCATTACCTCCACCGCCACCACCGGTATTTGCAGTGCCGGCTGTAGTGCCACCGTTCTCTCCTCCACCGGTTCCACCTCCACCGGTTCCACCTGCTGCACCAATATTGTTTCCGCTACCTCCACCACCACCTGCATAGTAAGTACTTGTACCACTAATTGAACTAGCTAAACCAATACCACCGGCTCCACCATTAACACTAGTAGGTGCGGCTGTACCTACAGCACCTGCACCGCCACCACCTCCTCCGGCGTCTGCACCATTAGCTAACCAACCATTACCGCCGTTATTACCTTGACTAGGGCTTGTTGAAGGTGTGTTACCTAAACCACCTGTTGCGCCTGAATTTCTTTGTGCGCCACCGCCACCAGAACCACCATTACCACCAGGACTTCCGTATTCAGTGCTACTATTTGCAGAAGAACCATAACCTCCACCTGCTGAGGTAATAGATGAAAACACAGAAGGGTTTCCGTTGTTTCCACCAGCAGAATATGTAGATGTAGAACCTGCGCCACCTGCACCCACTGTTACAGTTATTGCGGAACCTGAAGAAACAGCAAAATCAACAGCAGTTCTATAACCACCGGCACCTCCGCCACCTCCGCCACCGCCTCCCTTACCGCCGCCGCCGCCGCC